TCTTGTCGCTGCCGAACCTGGCTATGTCCGCACCGACCACGATACCGCCGTCCCTGCTCGCGTCTCTTTCCATTGCAGCGTTAACCTTTGATCGCACCATGACGGATTTTTCAGCTTCCTCGAATGGTATGCCCTCCCATATCCGGCCGTACTCTTCAGGGGACATTTGCTGTTTAGCCTGGACACGTTCTTTTTCAAGTGATTCAGGAAACCACGGATTATCTGAGTAATTGATTGTAAGTGATTGCACATCCTCGCGGTATTCCGGAAGAACTAAGTTGATCGGGTCATCCCATGTATAAGGATTGAGCGTATAAATGAACATCCGTAGCGGGAAAACACATTTGAGCGAACCAAGCATTATTTCAAAGTAATCATCAATCCTCAACGTCGGAATGAGTATATCAAGGGATGCCTTAGACACGCTCTGAGACTCCTCGCACCATGACCAATGAAAGCCTTCATAACTCTTGATACTGTCAATTGTGTGCTGCTGTAGGCCTATAAAAACAGCCCTTCCGCCTGTCCTTGAAACTATCTCGGCGCGTGATTCCCTAATGTCAAAATTATTAGATTGTTTCTGCCGGATGATCTCGTCTTTAATTACCGCAAATGATGAATCTTTGAGTGATTTCTGTATCTCACGTCCACAGATTATATTCAGTGGAACCCGTGCCATAATCCAGACGATAAGCCCTGCCACTGTTCGCGTCTTAGCACCACCTCGACCGCCTTTTATAATATTGTGAGTATGGGGGTCTGTGAATAATGGTAGAAGTACTTCAGGTATTTCCATTTACTTTTTTACTATCTTGAAATCGTTGTCAATGGTTACGTTATGACTGTAATTACTACCCTCGGTCGCCTCTCTGATCTCTCTCATAAGACTGACCGCTGCACTGTCGCCCCTCGCTAATACCTTTGACATGACGCTTGAAAGTAAAGCATGACCAGAAAGTTTCTTCTTGATTCCGTCCTTTCCGATTATATCGTGGTCTTTATCTAAGAACTCGGCGTATATCTGACTCATTCTTTTTTTCTCAGCGCGTGCCTTTCCTGATGCCTTGCCACCGTTTGAAGTCATTTTTTTAAGCTGTTCTGGACTTAAATCGGAGTTCTTGATTAAGTTGTCAGGGTTACCGCGTGGCATAATTACTCACTTTGTCATCAACTCAATATTATTTTTTTTACCAACTTTTTTTGAAATAATACTTTTATACCCTAATTTCTCATAAAATTCTTTTGGATTTCCCGTCAATTGATCTGATTTACTTCTAATAATATCAGGGTTTATTTTATTCATTAAAACTTTTCCTATCCCTTTTCCTCTATAATCGGCAGCTATAAGTATATGATTTAAAACATTATTTTTCCCTTTTACCGCCCATCCAATTATTTTATTATTATCTATTGCTATCATAACCTTATAATTTTTAAAATATGATTTATGTTGATTTCTTGTAACAAAATAATCATTACCGCCGCCTATTTTTACGGCTCTTCCACTTAACCAATAATCTACAAATTTACATACATCATTAAAATCATTTTTTGAAACATCTCTATAAATTATATCGCACATAAATTTAATAGCTTCTCCGTGTTTGTTTCTCCATCAATAATACTCAATCTATTTTCTATTATTTGTCTTTGTTCTTCATCAACTAAAAAACTTAAATAAAAATTATCATCATTATTAACTTGTATATCATTCAAATTTTGAACTTCTTTTTCATAAAATCCCATTTCTATCAATTCATCTGGAGTAAAATCCGCTTCCAATATCTCAAAGTCCCATTCTGCGATCTCACCGGTTTTATTATTGGTAATCCTATATTCTACTTGCTGCGCCTCAGTGAGCCCTGATATTACTATTACATCGGTTGTTTTTATTCCCAGCTTGTCGAGGGCCTTCTTGCGAGTATGTCCGCATAGAATAACATTGTCGGGCGTGATCTCGATCGGATCGTTGTTTCCTACTCTCTTTATTGACTTAGCAAGAGCATCGACGGCATGATTGTTCTTTCGTGGATTTCTTTCGTAGTTGATTAAATCTTTTACCGGAAAATCTTTTATAAATTGTTTATCCATAATTAAAATATAACCAATCAAAGTAAATTGTCAATCATTTATTGTATTTCCTCGATGACTCGTTTAATTACTTTACCGTACTCATCGATATACTCTGTTGTTTGAATTATCTTTAATAATTTTTTTACTTCAATTGCTCTGTCAAGTCCAGATATAATACCATCATCTTGCGGACAATTAAGACAAGTCTTTGACCCTGCTAAACTACAATTACATATTAACATTTTATTATTCTCCATTTAATATATGATATTTTGATTTTCCTTGAGCATAAAGATCGTGGCACTTTGGGCACACGTTCCTTATAATGCCATTCCTTCCCCTGGCCTGCCTGAATGACTCCTCACGCTTGACCATAATCCTGCAATTTGAACACGTAACGAAAGTATTTAGTTTATATCTGTAAGGTACGCATCTTTCAGGTCTTCGAGTTCTTATCTCTTCCCAGATACGATAATGGTTATATATTTGCTGTTGCATTTTTTCCATGTCGTTCATATAAAATATTCTCCTGAGCTTATTTTAAATTCATCACATTCAATAAAAACATTTCCTTTCTTGTCTGAGCATATATTTAATACAAGCTGTCCGAAGGTATGCCTTGATTCTCGTTTAAAATATTTATGATAAAATCTCTTTTTAACTATTTTTATTTTATATTCTGTTTCTGGAAAACTAATAAGTCTCGGCCCAAATACTTCTTTATCAATTTGTTCTTCGAGTCTATTTTTCATCTTTGCTAATCGTAAAATTTTAAAGATTGTTTTCATGATATACCGCCTTTTAGTAATAATTTTACTTTCATAATGTTTATACTTGCTTCAAGAGCGGCACATCTTGTTTCTAATTTATATTCCATATCTGTTGAAATAATATTTAATAATTCTATAGTTTTATTTATTGTATTCATGTCGTTCATATAAAATATTCTCCTACTCTTATTTTAAATTATTTTCTCCATTTCTTGCCGTGCTTTTTTTATTGCTCTGTTTTCATATAACCCCCTGATATATTTGTAAATATATCAAGTAGGTTTTATCTGCCAAGTTATTTTTTCAATAAAATCATATATGTTTATAATCTATATAGTTTTCAAGCTCTTCTATCCGTTCAGAAAGTTCTATGATAATCTGCTCTAAGATATTTAATGATCTTTCTGTAGCCGATTCTTGTTTCCATGGGCAACAATAAACATCACCATTTTTTAATTTAATAGATTTGTATTTCATATTTTTCACCGTTTATTCTTTTCCGCAAATCTGACATTCAAACACACCGAACTTTTGCACGATCTCATGATCACATTTATTTTTAAAACAATCTGGTTTATTTCGGTAAAAACAAATAAAAAGAGTCTGCTTGATTGCCTGATTTTTTGTTATTTCATTATAGCTATGTGGGCATTTTTCACCGTCTTTACATTCTTCATAAAATTGGCAGAAAGTTTTATCTTTATAGCACATCATAAATATCTCTCAACCTTTTTCTGATTGTCTGCCATATGCCTTTTAATCGATTCCATCTTGTCGGTAATAGTAACCGACTGCTGATACATCCGACCGGCTGACAATAAGAACTCGCTAAACATCTTTGTAATCTCTGTCATGTTTTCTTCAAGGTGAACCACCCTGTGCTTGTAGACTTCCCACGCCTTACGTGAACGCTCGATCTTCTTGTCTTTTTCTCGCATTTCTTTTTTGTGATCCTTGATTAAATTCTTGATCTCTTTTTGATAATCTCTATTGTCTACTTTTTTAAATATTGGAAACATAATTCACTCCTTTTTATTACGCTTGAAATATTATATGCAATAGCCCTTTATTCTTAAATTGTCAAAATTTACTTCCATATCACCCACCTTTTTAATTATAATTTCATCGTTTAATTCTCTGTGTCTCAACATTATGTCTCTAAAAACATCTTTATTCATTTTAGTTTAAATCACCTTCGCCAATATCTCTCAACCCTTTTTATTTCGCATATTGTATGTTATATGACATTTTGAGACTTTCTCTTGTCATACTCTCTCAATAACTTTCCAGCTTTAATTGCATTTTCAACTGTTAATCCAATTAAACTACCACCTATATCTATATAATTGCTGAATATCATCCCCATAGCTTCATCATCATCTTTTAATTTACTATTTAAAAGTAACCTTAATAACTTATCATCATCCATAACTTCCTCCTTCGATTCTCAAAACGTCATATAACAAAGGCTATACAAAACCACAAAATAATTTTAATCCTTTTCATAATATTCTCTCCTGTGGCTTCGTATAGCCTTGAAAAGTTAGTCTATCTCCGGTAAATCTTTTGTAAGCTTATCCAATATTATTTTTACTAAAAAATTTGTTTCTTGCAATTCTTTAATTCCCATAATATGTAATTGATAATCATACAAGGCATCGACTATTATATCTACCTCGGCGGAGGTTACATCGCCTAACAAAGGATATGAATCCTCTTCAAACTTAGTACATTTAAATTCATATTTACATCTCATAAATTCCGCCTAAATTATATCCCAAAAATGTTTATCGACTATATCAACAAATTCATGGTCAATATTTTCCGTAACCTTTTTCCTAATAACGGGAGTATGGTTCCTAATATATTCTTTTTCAGACATCTTAATTATAAAATCACGCATTTGTTGCATGTCGCTAAATCCCAATAACTCTTTCCCGCGTCCGGTTGATATCGGAGGTACATCACTTATCAAACAATAGTACACCAACCATTCAAGATTTTCACGGTCGTTGTTTTTTCGCGCTCTCAATGCGCTCTTGAATATTTCTATAATAATCGGCATCCCTTGTTTCCTCCACGGTGTTGACTTTTGTTATGATTAACATATTACCAAGATGATCGTATGATTCGCCATATTTGTTCTGATTTTCTCCAAAAGCTAAATTTTCGATGAACCTCCATAATGCTATTTTCTTATTGTGTGCGCTCATTGACAATGATTCAATCTGTCCTTCAAGTGACCGAATATCATCAAACCTTGCAAATATTTCATTCCTGTACTTTTCTTGTATTTGAATTGTATCACCGATTTTATAGACTTTTTCTTTTTTCATTTCATATCTCCTCGATTTCAAAATTCTCAAACCATACTTGATGATATTCACCATTGCTGAAGAATGAAACTTCATACGTCACATAATCACCACGGTAACATATAGCGGTTATATATCCGTACAGTTCTAATAATATTATTTTAACTTTATCACCAAAAATAAATACTTGTCTTGGCTCGTTTAACATTGTAACAGTATTCATGGCACAAATACAATGCTGATTACCGCAGTCATTACAGTATCCGCTCATTTCATTCTCCAATTATTCTATTTAATTCTTTTTTCTTCTCTTCTAAAAACTCACGTTCGGTCATTCCCTTGCTTAATAAATAATCCTTAAACGTCATTTTCTCGAATTCAGTTACATGAATTATATCGAACGGCCTAAACTCTTCAAGCATTTTTCTTCCTGCGATTGAATCTAATTTTTGATGACATCCAAAATTGCAAACTGGAACTCCGTTTCTATAATCATACCTTAATATTTTATTTCTACTCTTAACGATATGATGACAGTCAAGGCCGTAATCCTTTCCGCATAAAAAACATCTATGGCCGTTTTTCTTTAATACAGCCTTGCGCCATAAAAAAATCATATTAGAATCTCCGCATCCTTTTATTTTAGCCATGATTTTAAAAGCCTCTCCCGATTGTTTCTCCGCATCGCGTGTTCGAGTTCGTTTCTTAATACCCATCTTATCAATCGTCTTAAGTGTTTCATTAAATATCACCTCACCATAATTTATTCTCCATCCGCAATGATGGCAGATGAAATATAATTTGTTTTCAATCCATTTTCTATTCAGTATCTGACAGCATGATCTCACGGTATGCCTCCACCTCTTGAATCGGTATTGACCCTCCGCAGTCTATCAACTCATTAAGGCAATTCTCGATATAGTTTGACATCGTAGCCCGGTTGACTTTGTTCTTCCCAATCTGTAAGGTAGGGATATATTTGAACGCATTGCCATTGACATAATGTATGCTTGAAAGATATTTATCTCTAAGGTAAGCATCAAGTTTCTCTTTCCCTGTCTCGCCGGTTGCCTTAACGAACGCCGGGAGAATTATTCCGAAATAAAATTTTAACTGTTCGTAGCTCTTTCGATCTGCAAGCGCTTCAAGTTTCATCACCAGTTCCTGACCTTCATGTTTCCATAAAAATGGATTAACTTTATCAGGATCCCAGACAATGTGAGATTCTTTGATTTTAACTATCGTTTCCATCATCGCTCACCGTTTTTCAAACATTTCGTATACTTTAACAATAAGAGCCGAAAGAAAAAATAAAAATAGTAAATACAATATAGCATACATGATAAAAATAATAACATTGATTACAAGTTCACTAATCATTACTTTTCCCCCAGTAATAAATTATCATTGCTTCCATCAAGCCAGCGTCGCGTCTTCATGTACTCTCTCATGTATTCAGTTTGCGGTTTTTTCTTGATGTACTTCTTAGCGCATGACTTACAGCATGTTTTACTATACGCAAAATCAAGTATCATGTTTTCGCCGCAATGTTTACATTTCCATTTTAACATTTAAATAACCATCCTCTTCATCAAATGACTTGTGAGTATAATTGCTCATTTCTACAATATAGTTTTCCAACCATTCTGTATATTTTTTACTGAAAGGTAAATGATCATATGTGTAATCAATATGTAATTCATCAGTATCACGTTGATATTTATCATGAAGTAATTTAATAATAAATTCCTTGTTAAATTTCCATGCAGAATAATCCATCACTGTACCTCATTATTTCATTTTTCAATTCTTCAAAACGAACTGCAAATTCATGAGTAAATACCGGATGTCCAACTGTCTTTTCAACCGCTTCATGAAACACATCGAACGGCATACATAATAATTCCTGATTTATCTGAAATTGAGCTCGCTCTTTAAAACTCATTCTTTCCCAGAATTTACTTTCTGATAATTGGATTGCTGTTTTTTTATCAATCATCACTGTACCTCAAACTTATCTATCAGCACATTGATCTTTTTGTTTTGTATTTCGATCTTAATCTCATTTGATTTAATCCTACTGAATAAAAACATTGATACAGTTAAACTAATAACACAAAGAGCGGCTAAAAACCATATGCAAACTTTTATTGGATTTATAAATGGCCTGATATAATATTCGTAATATGTAAAGTCTGCTGATTGTTCACATTTCATTTCTTAACTCCATCCGGCATTGGCATCCATCCGTCTATAATTTCAAATTTGTAACCTCGATCAAAAACGTGACCTCTTATGCTAAACAAACTGCATTCTTTTGATTTCTTGCTTTCTTTGTAAGAGTAATAACCTTTACTACAGTATGAAGCGATGAAATATCCTTTACCGATATTCTCAAAGTCTTTCCGCCATTCCATCATATCGGCACCTGATCGTCATCGAATGGATTTTCAAAAATTGCCTCAGCCGGCTGCTTCGGGTAATGCTCTTTCGCCGTCCCGTCAACTTTAAACATTGACACGATGATTGATTCCTTGTCGCTGTTAATTCCTGCCGGGTTAAACGTGCGCTTTAGAAACATGAACGGCCCTTTATCGCCTTCAACGATTGACCCGATAGTCTCGTACCGTCCTTTTTCTTTTCCGTCTTTGCCTTGATAGCTTCCTACTTTTACACATAAATCAAAAGTCTTTTTCATAGTAACCCTCACTTTATTTTTTATTCATGAAAATATTCCGGATTATCGAATGTGCCTTCTTCATCTTCAAACCGTGAATACTCTTTCACAAATTTTATTCCCTTAACGATTCCGCTTTTACCTTTACGATTCGCACCTATTATTATTTCAGTTTTCCCGTCCTCCTCATGTACGAAAATTATTATGTCCGCGTCTTGCTCTATACTTCCAGAGTCCCTCAGATCTGACATGATAGGGCGTCTTTTCTGCTTTTCGCTTTCTCTTGATAACTGGCTCAATAATACAATCGGAATATTAAGCTCCATCGCCAACAGTTTCAAGTCCCGGGTAATAGACGCAATCCTCAATACCTGGCTTTCAGTCGCTCCTCCGGTTATCAGTTGTAAATAGTCTACAAATATCGCGACTGGCTTTTTCATGTTATGAAACTTCTTAATCGTTGCTTTCAGTTTTGAAATATTGAATGAAGTATCAAATACCGTGCAATTTAATTTGTCCTTAATACTAAGGTGACATCTGGCAACCTTGTCAAACTCTTCAACATTCAATTTATTCAATTCAATTTTCCAGCTCTCGACATCGCAGAATCCGGAAAGTATTTTCGCGTAAATCTCTTGTCTCTTCATTTCCATTGAGAAAAATAAAGTATGCTCTTTGATGTTCTTCAATAACTGGATTGCAAAAGTTGACTTTCCCATTTTAGGACGACCGGCCAAGACTATAAGTTGACCGTTAAAAAGTCCGATTATCTTATCATCAAGGGCCCGTAGCCCAGTCCTAATAAAATTACTTGCCTTGAACAGTTCATCAAGGTTATACTTCGCGATGTCGTCAATGGTGCAAAACTCAGTGTGCTTTGTCAGGTTAATATTATTATTAAATTCAGCAAACTGGTTAGCAAGTTGATAATATGTCATGTCTCCGGATTTTACAGCGTTGTAAATGTCTTTACTCAGCATCAATAGTTTTCGTTCGTTGTAATAACGTTCAAGTGTTTCGATATGTGTATCAATGCTGTATGGAGTGTATGACTTCATTATTAAAAGTAAATGATTTTCCATCTCTTCAAATTTTCCTGCCTCTTTCAACTTCAATCCGATTATACTAATGTCAGGCTGAGAACCGATCTCGAATAATTCCTTGAGCGTGTCAAATATCGCCCGGTTTTCTTCAAAGTAGAATAAGTCCCGGTCATGCTCCATCAGCAGAAACAGGCTTTCTTGTTTTATGATAGCGGAATTTAATATCTCTCGCTCGGTTTGTTCACAGTATTTCATTTAATCCTCATAATCATGTGGTTTTTTTACGTGTGTTATTCTTTGCCAGTTTGAATTTATACAAGATGGAGTCATATGATAATAGTTTCTTGTATCATTTTTTATTAAGGTAGTCAATATTGATATTTTATATTTAAGGATAGTAATCGGAAAGTCTTTATCAATTGTCGTGCATTTCTTGATTATTTCTTTTATCGCTTTACCTTCTTTTGCATCAATAATCAATTTCTCTTTTGTTAATAGTAGGTATTCATTATAGATGATTTTTGTTATTTCCTGATATAAATCACTATTTTTATTATTAAGAATGTTATTATTATTTATGTTATTATTACTACTAAGTTTAGCGAAGCGCGAGACTTCATCAGATGTAGCGTGAGACTTAACGTCGTTTAGTATCGTGGCTTCATTTAAGAAAGATAGAATGTATTTATTATTATGTTTTAACCTATCCTCTGGGTATAATAATTCAATTTTTATAAAGCCATTACCTGATAGTTTCTTCAATGACTTTGCAATGGTTGGTTCGCTGATCTGTAAATCTTCAGCTATTTTTTTATATGAAGGAAAACAAACATTCCCTCCTCCGGTAAAACTCAGCATATAAGCAAGAATACATTTATCATAAACATTCAATTCTTTATTCTGCATAAGTTTTTTCGGTATAATTCCATAACCGTTTGAAAATATTCCTGATAATTCTATTTTGTTATCGTTCATAATTTTCTCCATAAAAAAACCACTTTGAAGAACGCCCCTTCAGTTTTACCTGAAGGCTGGACGCGGCGCTCATCAAAATGGTCTCATTCTTTTTTGATGTCGGTCCAGTTACATCAACTAATTAAATTGTATAATTAGCTTTCGTTTTTGTCAATACTTTTTAAGTACGTTTCAATCATTTTTTCGACCGGCAGATTGACATACTTTTCTCCGTTCGCTCTGAACCACATAAAGAAATTAAACAGTCCTGTCGTGCTCCTGATGTACTGATAATCATCATCAGCAACAGATGTTTCCGACCATTGCACTGTATTATCTCTGTGCGCATTTTCACCGAAAAAATCATCACGGTCATGTAAATAAATTACTACAGGCTCGTTACTCATCTTCATTCTCCATCAACTTTTTTAATATGATATTCAGGGCAATGATCTTCCAGCGCTTGCAAATATGCTTCATCATTTCCTCCGAACGATTCAAGAGCTTCTTCCTCTGTCTCATAGTCTCCATCGATATCATGGTATTGTTCTGTTCCCATCCATGTTGTTGATGTTACAAGTTGCCATTTTGCCATAATTTTTATCCTCCTATTATTCCATTATTAACATTAACATATCCTAGTTCCACGTCTCTTGTTTGTGGACCATTTTCTAAAACATACTCTCTTTCAATAATCGCTTCTAGAATATAATCTAATCCAGCACAAATAAGAAGTTTATTTGTTTCAGTGTCTTTTAATTGAGCATAAAAATAATTTTCAAGTTTAGTTCCTTTATTTCTAGGATTTTTGTGAATATTTTCTATTCTAACTTTTTTCATATCAGGCTTTTTCTCCTATTTTTCTGAGTTTCCATTTTCCTGTTTTAATCTTATTACCACTCATTCTCCTGTTCTGAATCGTGTGTCGTGGCATATCGGACATCTCTTGTTATACATCATGATAGCGATCAGCCATAACCCTCCGGTAACGATTGCAGCGATCAGCGTGCCAACTCCGATGATACGATGTTCCTGAACTACCTGTTTACAGTTCTCACAATACATTTTAACTACCTCCTATCTAAAAGTTATTTCGAGCCCGAAAATTAAAAATTTAAAAATGATACAGTAATAATCATTAGTCCTTGAAATCTCAAATTGTGGCGTGATGTTAAACTCCCAGTACATCATAAACTTTTTACCGTATAATGAAATAAACATTTCGATTGAAACAAATCCATCACCTTTTCTGTCAATGTTGAATCTCATTTTCACACCTCCTATTTTTTTTCAATCAATGGCAATAATGACCATGCCAACAAACCCACTGCTGTGCCAATCTTTAAACCGTACTCACTACCGATCAAAATTGAAGCGATTACTACAAAAACAACATTAACCAATCCTGTTAATACTTTTTGAGTATTTTTCATTTTCACACCTCTTTAATTTTATTAAATATGCGCCTTAAAATATAAGACCTAACTATTGATACCGCAGTGAAAAACAATCCGATCATTAAATTATCTTTGATCGTTGTAACTATTCCGAACACAGGGAATATTATTACCTGTGATATCATTGATACAAAGTAACCAACTAAGACATTGACTACTGATTCGATTAAGCTAAACTTTTTAGATTGCAATTGAATCCTCCAACGTCAACTGTACATCCATATCTTTATAAAGTTTAACATTTTCAAGATTTTTAACTGCCTGATTATAATAACTTTCTTTTAGCTCAACACCGATACCTTTACGTCCATTGTAAACAGATCCATAAACTTCAGAACCTACACCCATGAACGGAGTGAATACAATTTCACCCGGATTTGTTCTTAAAACAATAACACGATTTATTACATCAAGTTGCAATGGATGCACGTGTTTTTCATCTTCATCTGTTCGCGCTTCTTTAAATTTTAGAACATGATCTATTCTGATATCATCCCAAAAACTCGAAGCGTACTGTCTCCATATCCAATGAGAATATCTATTCTCAATTTGATTTCCTGAATAATTTTTGAATGACATCAATTCATCTGGAATTTTTCTTTCTCCTGAATAATACTCAAGACCTGTCGGATGATTAACTTGAATAATATTTTCACCATGTTTTCTGAATATCAAAAGATAATCCGCGCTTGCGACACCACAATTTATAGAATCATCAACTACTGTTTTGTGTGCAAGATTTTTTTGCATTGTTCTATTTCTAACGGCTAACGGCTCTTTCCAGATTGCATGACGAGCGATATAATGAAAATTATTTTTTTCATGCAATCGAATTATATCTCCGGGAAAATCAACAAGATGATCACCTCCAGAGTTTCCAGACGGCACGTCCATACAATGAACGGCGGTGCATCTACCATTCTTTGTTATCCTTGATAGTTCTTTTACTACAAAATCATAATGATTAAAAAAATCTTCATAACTATCCGCATTTGATAAATCCCTCTCAGAACTTGAATAATGATAAAGTCCTCCGAACGGCGGAGAATATACTGATAGATCTATTGATTCATCTGGCATATCCGCCATAACCTCGATACAATCGCCATTATAAATAGCGTATTGATTTGTAATTTTTTGTGTTTTTATAGCCAAGACGGAACCTCCATTTTATTTTCAAATATTTTAATATTGTTGATATGTAATGAATTATTCATTTCCTTTACAAGGTTTTCGAACATCTCTTCTGCCTGATTCTGTTTTCTTTTCAAATTTGAAATAATATTTTCATCACCCTGAGAATAAATCAAATCAACTTTTACTTTTCTTTTTTGACCAAACCTCCAGCATCTTCTTATCGCTTGATAATATTGTTCATAAGAATGAGATGGAAAAAATATAACATGGTTGCAATGTTGCCAATTCAAACCCCATGCTCCGATCTTCGGCTTTGTAATCAAAACTCTGTTTTTTCCAGATGAAAAGTTAAAAAGTTTATTTTCTTTTTTATCATCGTCATCTTTTCCGCTAACCTGTATAGAATCAGGAATAAGTTTTTCAAGTAAATCACCTTCATCATTTAAGTTGCACCAAACAACTGCAAAATCTTTTGTATTATTTGCGATCTCTGCTGCCTTCTCGCATCTGTCTTTTATCGTGGCCCTCCTCTCATCTCTCTGTTCTTTTAGTCCATTTGCCGGAAGAACAAAACCGGGAAGAGTTCCATCAACAAACCTCCCGTCAACTTTGAGATTATGATCATATTCAATTAAATCAGGAAGATTATAATTTGTATCATCAAAACCCATGTCAGACGGTTTTCTCATTGCTCTCGACCAGCTCGTCACCCATCGCCAGAAATATTCATGAGCATGACCCTTGAGTCTCCATTTCGTCGCATCGGTAAACCTCCCGCGCCTATTTGTAGCGCAGTTATTTTGATCGTTTTTAAAAAACTTTCCGAGCATATCCATATAACCAAGATAACCTAACGCCTCACTGGATGTCCCGAGTTCAATAAAATCATTCGGCGCGGCTGTCGCTGTTGCAAGAAGTCTATACTGTATTTTTCTTGAAAAAATATTTATAAGATTTTTTGTCTTACCATCAAAATTTTTCAGTATAGACGATTCGTCACAAATTATTCCTGAAAAATCATCAGGATTAAAATGTTGCAATTGTTCATAATTTGTTATTGTTATTTTACCGTGTATTTTTCCATCTCTTGATCGTGATGCATCAATATTAAATTTTTTTGATTCTCTCTCCATTTGAATTCCAACCGCAAGAGGCGTTAATAACAATACGTTTCCATTTGTCTTTTCAACTATATTTTGCGCCCAGACTAATTCCATCGGAGACTTTCCGAGGCCGCAATCTGCAAATATCGCGGCCTTTCCTTTTTTAACCGCCCATTCAATCAAGGCTTTCTGAAAATCAAAAAGAAAGTCAGGCATGAACACCGGATCAAAACCCGTCTGAGTTCCTGATTGACTTTTTGATTTTAAAAACTCTTCGTATTCCATAATCATTCCATTTATTTTTTTATTTGTTGTTTATAGCTGCACTTCGGGCAAGTGTGAACAATCCATTCTTTATATTCGTACCGCTCACACTCTGCCCCGCACAGCGGACACTTAACTACTTCTTGACTCATCTTTGCTTACCATTAAATCAAATTCATATTCCCGCGCCTGCTCCGGGATCTCATCGATGATCGAGTTTAGCACCTCACGCGGCAGGTAATCTGTAATGTCAACTTTGCCAAGCATGACTTTGAAATCGTCCCACTCTTCAGGGTATCCGGGGAATTCTTGAGTTGGTAGCGTCCCGTGTGAGAATCCTTCGACCTGTACACGGACTGGAATCTCCAAAATTACTTTGTATGAAAAATTCATTTCTTCACCTCATCAATTACAAGTTTCTTTTCACCGGATTTAAAATACTTTTCAATGAGTATTTTCTTTTCACCGCCGACCTTCGCCGCTTCTTTTGCTTTCGTCCAGCTTGGTTTAAAAACATAATCCCCGATCTCAATCGGCTGGAATCCGATCTGCTCGAATATCAGGTCAATGTTTTTTTCTTTACATTCGACCGGCCCGCTCCTGAGAGTTGCGACCAGCTCACGACCTGACCCGTCATTGAAAAATAATTTGCTGGCTTGCTCTTCATCCATGCGCTTAATGATGTGATGTTCAAGGCGCTTCTTAGCTTCATACGCCTGGTTAATTATCTCTTTGATGTTCAGCGTTGCCGCTACGACCATTTCATCAGGGTAATTTTCCGGATGACGCACGATGTCGCTTGATATATCAATTGGTATTATATCGTTCATTTTGCGGCCTCCTTAAATTCTGCTATTTTTATTGAGCAAATATCCCTGAGTTTTAATTTTTCATCATTTGTCCATTCGTAATTATAGTTTAATCTTTTTGCTGTCGCTCCGATACTATCAGGTGTTTGTTTGTCGAGTTCTCGCATTGCTTCCTCGATGTTTCCGCGTTCTTTTATTTGTTTAGAAACTGGCTCATGACTTTCATATTCCGTGTCAATCTGTTCATCTGTCGGTATCATGAACATTTGCATGAGGGCATATTTAAGCGCCGTACTCATGGCTTTATTTGAAGCCTTGTCTCCAGAGTCCATCGCCTCTCCGATCATCGTACAAGCGACGCTTGAACCGTCCTCCGCCCAGAATGTAAACTCAACAGTCAAGATCGTCCATAGCAGTAACCCGCCTTTTTGACTTTGCCTCTCTTCACGTTTTGAGTCAGTAACTTTAGACGATACGAACACACCAGCGGATGATAATAGAGGCTGAAGGCTATTATACATGTCATCGATACCTCTGAATACATACCCCTGCTGCACGTTCTTTCTGTTTTTTAAGATCGGCTTTATCTCGCGGCTGATCTCGATAATTTTTGAATAAATTTTATTTTCCATCTTTCTTCACCTTATCAATTCTCAATATTAAATTTAGGTAAACCAGCCGCGCTTCGATTGCATCAACTCCGGCCTTTTGCGTCAAGTGCCAGTATATCCGGCGCCTCATCTCTGACATTTCAAACCGCTTTACATTCTCTTTTGTTGCATAAATTAACTCATCCATTTCACCACCTCAATTATTATAATAAGAACCGCATTTTATAACCGTTGGTTTTTCTTCTTGACTCGACACTCTCAACCGGCGGAGTAAAAACTCGATTTCCTTGACACGGTCTTGATCGATCGTGTCAAGCCGTGACCGAAGAGACCTTGCAAGTCGATCAATAGCTATAATTTTTAACGTGTTCAATGATTAACCTCCTCACTATTTTTCTTATGCTTCGATCTTCTTTCTTGCTGATCTCGACTAATCCTTCATACGTCGAATAGTCAATTGATGTTATGACCTGCTTGTCTGCCATTTCTTTGAGAATGTTTAACTGTACTTTTTGAGTATTTGTCATTTTATACCTCTTCTATGTTTTTAATATTATTTAATCCATATACTAATCTTAAATATTGCTCGATCATTATAATATCTAATTCAACACCAGAGTCATTGGCGATATTATCGGTATCTAATATTTCAGTTCTCCATTCGTTCCCGTCTGTTACATCATATCTAAATTTCATTTTATACCTCAAATTTTATTTGTAAATATTTGTATTTTATATTGAAAAATCTTCTGTAATTTCTATTTTATCCCAGCACCATCCAACTACTCTATTGATTTTTTGTTCTTGCTCTTCTGTCTCGTATGATACTGTCCAAAATTTTTTTTCACCATCATAAGCCAGTCCGATGCCCCAAACTTTCAATGCTTTCAATTCTTTCATGCTTCTTTCAAATTTTACTTTATTGTTCATTTTTACTTTTAATGTTTTCATTTCTGCTCTCCTTTTTATTTGTAAATATTTGTATTTTATTTGTAAATATTTGTATTTTATTTGTAAGCCGGATTTTCACCGGCTCGGTTTTTATACTTCAGCGAATATTACATAATCTTTAGCATAAGGATTTCCTTGATTCGGTACTTCTATTTTAGCGTTTTTCAATCCTGCTCTTAAAAAATCTATCGCAATTTTTTTTGCAGTTTTTGGATTTTTACATATTACTATAAAACCTTTTTTTGTCTGCCACGCATCAATAATTCCCCTGTGTTGACTTTTCATTAAACTTTTTATATCGCTCATTTCCGTTCTCCTTTTCTCTTTGATATATACAATATAATTTATTATTAATAATTGTCAAGCAAAATAATTAATTTTTATTAAATTTTATTAGTTTTTATTAAAAAATGTTTTTTTGTTCTTTATTACTATCACAAAACATTGTTTACAAGGCTATTAGACGCAATATAAAGCCCTGTGGCGCGTCCAAATTGACTTTCCATAGATACAGACATAAAAAAAGAAACCGGCCATTTCTGACCGGTTTTTAAGTGAGGAGTGATTTTGAATGGATTTTAATCGATGGATATCATGGTTCCAGCGGCTCTTCGTTCGCGGATATTACGGCGCAGTTTTGCAATATTTTTTTACCTGAAATATCTTTAGAATCAAGCCAAAATTTATCTTCTTTTACTTTGTCGAGCTTGTCGGCGTTCGCGTGCATTGGGACATAAGCAGGCGCGAATGATGGATGTTTCAAGTATCGCATTTCTGACATTATTCCTTTTTTAATCGCTGTTGCTATTTCGTTCATTTCATCCTCAAAAAGTTGTCATCAGTTTTAAGCAGCTTGACGGGTCTTCATGCTTCCGACAATATTCAATTTTATTCTGCTGTCGGCAACAATCCATCAGGCTGGACACATTGACCGGCTGCTGGACTTTCTGACTCAGATAAAGAACATCATAGAGTGCTTGGCAGCAACGCGGCATTTCTGGACGTTCGATTTTATGGACATTACAACACATAATTAAAATTGAAAACAGCGGTAATAAAAATATCGCATACTTCATGAATTTTTAACCATCTTGTACACAATCACAAACGACCCTACCACGATCAGCCCCGTAATTATTATCTGTCCTATTTCAGCGGCCATCTTTTTTTACCTCATCCATGAGTTTGATTTGTTGCTTGTTACATCCGACATTACCAATCTGTATAACGTACCCCGATACCATCACACCGGCCGCGATAATTACAAGTATGACCTTCCACCAATTCTTAAGAAGCAACTTAATCGCATCGAGTCCGGCTTTATTCATATTCAATTCCCCGCGCCTCAAAGTAATTAATCGGATTTTCCGATTTTCCTCCGCGCCATACTTCAAAATGTAAATGATGCTTTTTGTTCAGTTGACTCAGCATCGAATATCCTATATTATACCCCTGTCCATATTCGTTGTCAACTATAATTTCAGATCGGATTCCAACGTGGATAAATTTAAATTCGTCGTAATCTGTTTCAAGTGGCTTGACCGCGAGGCCCCCGCCCCATCCATCATGCCAAATTCTAAGCACTCGACAGCGTTCAGGAAATATTATCGCAAGCGGTTTGTATAGCGTGAGGTCATACGATCGAAGGTCGACCCCGTGATGAAATACATCTTTACGCGGGCCGTATGGGCTGGTTATGATTTGCTTTTTACAGTCAACCATGATTCTTCTCGTGGTCTTTACATATATCTAATAACCGGACTTCAATTTTGTCAATCCGTGATTTCAATTCATTACAGCATTTTATCATGTCTTGCATGTCACACGCTATATCTCGTCGATATTCTCGAAGTTCTTCTTTTTCTCTTATTCGATCATTCTTATCATTCTCTTCTCTTCTAAGTCGCTCAGTTTTTTCGAGGTTAATACTGGATCGAAGGGTGTTGATAACGAATAATGAGTAAGACCCGCAAACAGTAAAGAACAGCCCAATAACAATAGAAATAACTGAAATAAAATCGCCCGATGAAATAACTTGCACGTCAGGCCTCTTTCTTTAATTCGGACACTATCTTTTCGCATATCTCGTTAACCTCCATCGCCAGTCGTGCCTCCGGCGTTTTAAACGTTGCATTTGAAAGTAATTGATAAATGATCTCTAATTGTTTTTTATTAAACATCGGTCGCTCCTGTAAAGAATATATTTTTTTTGATTTCATCATAACATTTATCCATGATTTTTTTATCATACTGTTTCACGTCGATGTCAACAACAAAACTTTTATTTTCAGCCGGATGTCTGCTGTCAATTCTCGCCAGTTTCACTATCAGCATCTGCCACTATTGTTTTAACTCTCCAATATTCAACATCCACGCCTTCATCATTTTTTTGTACTTTGCTTAAGGCCATTATTCCCCCTATACGGCATCTAATGATATGTAATACTCAGTCCCGTTAATCCAAACTTTCAACTTATGACTTTCCACGAATGTTCCTATTGACTCAACCGCGCATTCAGTAAACAGTCCCAACGTCGCACCACCGCTGGACGCATCTTTTGAAAAAATATGCACCGTATCGTCAAGATGTGCGTTTGGTGCTGTCCCGTTTTTAATCGCCAAAGATTGAGTTGCTGAAGAGGCAAATGTCGCTGTACCAATTCCTATATTACCGCCAATATAAATGTTTCCGGTCGCAGCAGCTACTGTAAATCTTTCCGTACTCGAAGAACCAACAACAAATGACTCGGTTGGACTTGTTATTCCTATACCAACCCTGTGAGTGGTCGTATCAACGTAAAAATCAGTATTTACAATCACACCAGAAATGAAAGTCTTAAAATTTGTCATTAACTGATTTGTGTCTGCGTATGGTACTGCTGTATCGCTTGATGTTCTTGTCGGTATACTTACATAAGCCATTATCTGACCTCCATAAATTCTAATTCAACTTTTGAGTTGTCCATATTTATATTTATTCCGATTATTTCATACGTCTTTAAAACTTCAACCGCTCCATACCTATGATGTGAGGCTCTGACAAAATCCATGAGCTCAAGCGGTACATCGTAAAGCGTCATGCCATTGTTATAATACAGACTTGAGATATGGCAAGTCCTTTTTACCCGCTCAAGAATATACTGTTGCCTTTCGAGGATGTCGCCTGACAGCGCATTAGCTGATACCTCATTTGCGCTATATGTTTCGATTGATTTGCTTTTTTCCTTACGGTATCTTTCAAGTACGGTGCGTTTATATGAATCATCAGGCGTCTGATTATTTTCATCTTTTTCATAATTTGTTTTATATGCAATCGTAACTGAACTCAGAAAGTCGTTTGACTCATAACTGAAATCAGGATGACTCAACCATTCATCGTCAAGAAAAATTTTCTTTGAAACACGTTCTGGGAAATATGCCTTCAGTGAATACTTACCATTCGTCTTGACGTAGAACATCATGTTTGACGAACGGCATATTTTTTCAATTATCGATTTTAAATCAATATCATCTTTGATGTAAATACTCGTTTCAATAAGCGGATTTAATGAGTCTGAAATTTCGGTCATCTCTAAATATTCATTAATCAGCGGATTTCCGATGTCCCATAAAATATTATTATACGGGATATTCGCGACGTCCTGCATTAGATAAACAATTTGAATCAACGGATTATTATATTCACCCGGTACATATACCCCCTCGTCATAATATCCCGCTTGGTCCGCGCCGTACCCAGTGAAATAAAAAGAATAAATATTGTCATCTGCGTCAACGCAATCAGTTTTTGCAATTATCACAGTTCCATTTACAAGATCGATCGCCGTCGGTGTAACCTCGATATATGTCTCCTCAACTTTCTTGTATATTGTCGGATCTGAAATCATCGGATAATAATAGCAGTCCAATAATTTGAATTGAATAAAATCATGGTTTGCAAAATATGTTTCATCGGTATCCATACAAAAACAAGGCGCATACATGAAGGGCCCGCCCCATGCTATGGGTATTTTTTGACCGATGTTTGAATCTTCAACACTCATATTAGGATAATCGATCAAGTTGAAAGTATGAAGCGGTAATTTTTGTGTCAGGGCTTTTCTTTTATCGGCTACTTTGACGGAAAAAGAATTCCTGTTGATTGAAAAATCTTCGATATACCCCTCATTTATAAGGTGAAAATCTTCATAGTCGTCTCCGATGTTTCCGACTAAGTGCCGGATTGTCTGACTGTATATATCGTCATTGTTCGCATTATCAAAAAATCCATCTTCATTTATAAACGATACAGAAAAATTACTAAAGGATTGAATACCAAAATTAAACGGGTCTTTCTTCAAGGAAATATTGGGAACCCTGCTTACCCGTGGGTCATAGTATAAATCGTTGTAGTACTTTTCAAAATAATCAACAAACCCGCGAGCGTTTCCGATCTTTGTTATTTTGTCCAACATCGGTTCATGGTTTTCAAAATGAATATATATTATTGACCCATCTACATAAAAAGACATGTCGTCAGCAATACACGCGGCTAATGTTTCATATTTCGTGTACGAATTTAAATAGGCCGTGAGCGTCTTTATGTTGCTATACTCGATTGTGTTTTGCGTCCCCCAGTACCCCACAAGTCCGTCTGACCCGGTGATTGTTCCCGTTCCCGGCGTGAGATCGCACCACCAGATACCGGCCTGATATGAAAATAAATCAGTTATTAAAACCGGGTAATCTATTTCGATTATACTATTCATCTGTATGACTCATAATACATGGAATCCATCAACTCAGTTTTTAAAATAGCCCCACCGGCAGCGACCAGCGTTATAACAGCGAAATGTCGATAATTAACATAATCGCCAGTTGCTCCATAATACCCTTGCGAAAAAGAATCCCAAACCGGAGCCGTTGCCGTTCCTCCGATTTCTCCAGTAGATTTATTTATATAAAAATATATTTTCGTATCAATAATAGTTGTGAGTTCTCCCCATTCAACTGAATCAAAATAATATAAATATTGATTTGATTCTATTAACGAACCTTCATTCACACATATAAGATATGTAATATTATTTTTAAATCCAGAAATAGAAGCCCGCATAAATCCGATAATAGACTCATACATGTAATTTATAAAATTAGTAAGTGTAGCCCCGCCGTTAATGTATGGTGGTATCTTAGGCATTACCCTGCCGCCGTTACAATTACACCGGTGTTATAAGTACTCGATGTTCCATATGTACATTCTATTGTAATTATAATGTCATACCCTGAAAAAGAAATAGACTTTATTACCAATTCTGCAAAAGAAGCACCAATGTGAGCACAATAAAAATGAATCATCTCTATTGAAACAGGGACAAAAGAGAATGTTAATGTAATATCGTGCGTATTACCATCAGATAAAACGATTGATGTGTGTGAAAAATCTGTTTTCGTTTCTAATTTATTCATATTTCTTCAGCCGTTATTACTACAGAATATTTCAGGTAAGGAACAAAATTATCTGAAACAGATTTTCTTGTTATTGTTAAAGTATAATCAGAAGCAACAAAAGAATCAATATATTCAAATAATATAGTCGTTGAATCGCACGTATAATTAACTATTGCACCAATGTTAAAAGAAAATGTTAACTCATGGATTAAAGTTGTTGTATTGTTTCCTGCAATTTGTGATACAATCGTCTCCCTGATTTTCGCAATGTCCTGCTTATCATATAATATTTTCTGACTGTATGCCGTGCCGGATTTAATCATCTTTGCGATATATCTATGCGACGTTCCAGTTTCATACCATCCCTGTTTCGAATCAGACCATTCAGGCTCTACCGCTGTAAACACAACCGACGCGGTAGAACCAGAAGGAATTATTTTCATAAAAACGATCCCGTCGCTAATCGTTACAGTTGCGGCTGTCTCTTCATCAAACAAGTACAATGACCCATTTAAATCAATAATAGACCCTGTAGCGACTTTCGGGCGAACATCCGTATCAAAGTCAGTCAATGATAATTTGAACAGTCCCTTGTACATCGCAGTTAATGTTGTCATCATCGCCGTGAGGTTGACGTTAACGGTTGAAAAATTATTTAATTTTGTTCCGGCCATTATCGGCACTCCTCGAATTTCATGTTGAACGACCACCCATACGCGCTTTCCTTTTGGAAGTTTATTGCCTCTGTCAAATTGCAATAAATCGGAGGCTCAATCAATAGATCATCTTCCCAGATAAGCAGGATGAAAGGAGTGATCGTGTCGCAATAATCGATGAACTTTTCCACGCTCGTTTTATCTTCGATCTCGACACCCTTAAAAGGTATCTCGGCATATTTTAGCTTGACGCCTTCAGACCCGTACATCTGGCCGGTAAGACTTTTGGAATATTCTGAATTTGTTTTTCTTGATATGATTTTTGAAATGTCCATTCCTGGCATCGTTAAAGCAGTACCGAGAAAAATATTTCCGATCTGTATCGGGTCTATCGGGTCTATTTGATATTGTGGTACGATTCTAATCATCCAATTGGTATATGCGTTCCTTGTAATTTCAGAAATAATTATGTCTTTCTGTTTTTGATCTGGTGAAGTCCATTGAAAATAACTTTCAGTATCAATCCATCCTTCGGATGTAAACAATACTCGATATTGCATGTATCTATATACTTTACTGCGTCGGTCTGTTGCCGTGGCGTCTATTTTGCTTTTCCACGCCGTCCATGTTATATTGTCAATCGAATCTCTAAACTGTATGTCAACATATCCGTAAGCCTCCCAGATCAATTCCGTTTCTGTTTCCATGTCAAATACGTAACTATCATATGTTGACATGCACTGAAATTTTGTAGGATTATC